AAAAGCAGAAGCTGATGAAGAGTATAAGCAGAAATGTGTACAAGCTCTTACACAAAATGAAAAACTCTTCTTCGACCGCTTTGGCAATATACCTTTTGTAGATTTGCTTTTTAAATTCTATAAATCCACAGAAGAGAACAGAGCAGCGGAAATATACAAAGAGCTTGATTGCGACAATCTCAATGTTATTGCTCACCGTGTACCTGTAAAATCTGAAAATTGTCAAGGTATCGCAAAATCATATCTTGAATATTTTAAATAAAAATCTAAAAAATGCAGGGGCTGAAAAGCCCTTGCGTATCCTGCTCAAGTAATTAATTAAGTGACGAAAACTGTTTTTACATATATAATAGGAAGTTTAAAATGTTTACATACAAATGTGAGATCCAATCCGGACCGATGCTTGAAATTAAATACTATCAAAGTTTGCGCAAGCGTAACAAGAAAAATATGTCACGCAGTATCAACAGAGCAATCACATCAGAAAAGATGGCGCAGGCTAATCGCATAAGAGGTGAACAGCATACACAGAGATTAATTCTTGCAAATTTCAAACAAGGCGATTGGTGGGTAAGATTTTCGGCACCGTATAAAAATTTCACAGAAGAAGAATTTGAAAAGATTGTAAGCAATTTTTTTAAGCGCATTAAATATCACGCAAAAAAGCAAGGCGTACAGTTCAAGTATATTGGTTTTTGTGAATGTGGAAAGCGTGGTGGCAATTGGCACTTACACATCATTATTGAAGACTGTATCAAAGACATAGCGTTAAAAATGTGGAAATGGAGCAACGGCGTTAATCTCACACCATTGTACGAAGACGGCAGTTTTGCTGACCTTGCAAAATACATACGCAAAGATGTAACAGGCACTAAAAGGCTCAAGACTTCTCGCAATCTTACAAAACCTACAGTTACGGTAACAGAGGGCAAAAAGCGTGAATTCAAAAAACTTGAAAAAGGCGAGGCTTTGCAAATTCCACAAGGCTATTATCTCGTGCGTGATGATGTGTGGGTTAACGATTTCACGGGAGCAAACTATCACTTCGTGTTTATGCAGTTGAGAATGAATCATAAACGATATGCAGTTGAATACACAAAGGAGGCAAAAAATGAATCTAAAGCAAATTAGAGATATGGACAATGATATATGCTATTATAGAGCGCAAATAGCTATGCTTGAAGCTAAAGTTACGCACATAACAACAAATATTGCAAGTGCTATCGACGGAGAAAGTGCGTCAAATAGCATTGAAAAAATAGTGCCCAAAATAGCAGACTTAAGAGAAGAATTACACAATGCAGAAACAAAAAAAGCAAACGCTATAAGTTCAATACCTCCAACAACTCTGCAAGGGAGTTGTCTTTTGCTGCGCCTGAAGTATGGCTACGAATGGAAACAAATAGCTCAAAAAGTAGGTGGAGGAAATACAGAAGACGGAATAAGAGTAATGTGTAATCGCTACGAATGGTAAATTTAAGCAAAGTTGTTCGTTTGTTCGGTGTAATGTATGTTAGACTATACTTGAGCAAAGCTCTAAAAAATACAAGGTTAATTTAAGTCGCTGTTACTGCAGCGGCTTATTTGTTTTTAAAGAATAATGGCTAAAAATTTTGCAAAAGCATTCTACAAATCAAAAAAGTGGCAAGATTGCAGACAGAGTTTCATAGATGAACGAACACTTATCGACGGTGGCTTGTGTCAGATATGTCACAAGAAGCTCGGTTATATAGTTCATCACAAAGTTATGCTCAATGCAAGCAACATAACTGACGCAAGCATTAGTCTTAACTTCGAAAATCTGATGTATGTCTGTAAAGATTGTCACGACAATCTTCCAGGGCACGGAGTCGGAAACAAAGAACCGAAAAAATATTTTTTTGATGAGAGCGGTCAAATTTTTCCGACTCCCCCCTAAAAATTTTTGCGAGTAAACATTCGCAGGACCGAGGGGGGCAGGTCGAAATTTTGCGTACCTCGTGTATGACCCCCCTCCCTTTTTTAGTGAGGTGACTTGAAAATGATTGACGAAAAAAAAGAAAAACGAGAAATCAACAGAGAAAAGAAAAGACTTAGCTCTATTTACACGGATATTCCGGCAAAAAGAAAAGACTTAGCAGAAGGACTTATCGAAAACGCTGCTTTCACTCGAATTCGACTCAAAGAATTACAAGCAGATATAGCTATCTACGGATTAACAGAGCTATTTTCGCAGTCAGAAAATCAAGAGCCTTATTCACGCAAACGACCCGAAGCCGACTTGTACAACACAATGCTTGGAAACTATCTCAAGTACATCAAGCAGCTCAATGATATGTTACCTAAAGATGCTGATGCTAAAGAAATCACCACAGACGGTTTTGACATTTTCGTCGACGGTCGTGATATAAAATGACCCGTTATCCGCTCAGTTATAACCCGATTTTGCTGTATTATGAGCAAATTAAGAGCAAAAAAGTTACTGTATGCGATAAAGTTCAGAAGTGGTACAAGCATCTTAGCAACAAGGTAATTAACCCGACAGACGGCTACCATTACGACCCTGCAAGAGGAAATCATATTATTGAATTCGCAGAAAATTTCTGCCGTCACAGCAAAGGTAAAGCAGGCGGTCAGCTTGTTAAACTTGAGCTGTGGGAAAAAGCGTGGCTTGCTGCTACGTTTGGTTTTGTTGATGATGACGGAATAAGAGAATACAACCTGTCTGTCTTGATTATTGGTAAGAAAAACGGTAAGAGTTTGCTTGCTTCTGTGGTCGGATTATATATGCTTATTGGAGATGGCGAGCCTGGTCCAGAAGTGTATGCTGTTGCTACAAAGCGTGACCAAGCGAAGATTATATGGCAGGAAGCTAAACGAATGGTACGAAAAAGCGAGGTATTGCTTAAGCGTATCAAACCATTGCTGAATGAGCTAAGTTCGGAAGATTATAACTGCGGCGTGTTCAAGCCTCTTGCTTCCGATTCAGACACCCTTGACGGTCTGAATGTGCATTGCTGCCTTATGGACGAACTTCACCAATGGAAAAATGGCAGACAGCTCTACGACATTATGGCAGACGGCACGATTGGTCGCGACCAACCGCTGATTCTCGTGACTACAACAGCAGGACGAATTCGTGAAGATATTTACGATGAAATCTACGACGAAGCTGTCAGAGTTACGAATGGCTTGTTTGATGATGTAGGCTATAAAGACGAACACAGCTTGTATATGGTCTATGAGCTTGACAAGCGCGAGGAATGGGAAAATCCTGATTGTTGGCAGAAAGCCAATCCCGGGCTTGGTACTATCAAAAATAAAAACGCTCTTGCAAGCAAAGTCAAGAAAGCACAGCAAAACACAGCACTTGTCAGAAATCTTCTGTGTAAAGAATTCAATATCAGAGAAACATCAACCGAAGCGTGGTTGAGTTTTGATGAATTGAACAACGAGGAAAAATTTGATATAGCTAAACTAAAACCAGGGTATGGTATAGGCGGAGCTGATCTGTCAAGCACTACAGATTTGACATCCGCAAAGATGATTTTTTGCGTTCCTGATGACATACACATTTATGTTTGTTCAATGTACTGGATACCTGCCGACCTTGTTGAGCATAAGGTGATTGAGGACAAGATACCTTATGACAAATGGATTGAACAAGGATATATGCGAACCTGTCAAGGAAACAAGATTGACCCGAGTGTGGTTACGGATTGGTTCAGAGAATTGCAGGACGAAAAAGACATCTATCTTTGGAAACTCGGCTATGATGCATGGTCGGCTCAAATGTGGGTAAATCAGATGACTGATTGCTTCGGGCCGTCAATAATGACAGCTGTGCATCAAGGCAAGCGTACATTATCTGCACCGATGAAAGCACTAAAAGCTGACCTTATTAAAAACAGAATTGTTTACAATAATAATCCGATTGACAAATGGTGTTTAGCTAATACAGCAATTGATGAAGACAAAAACGGCAATATTCAACCGATTAAAACATCTAAAGCGACAAAACGAATAGACGGCACAGCGGCTTTGCTTGACGCTTATACAGTCTTTTTCGAGAACGAAGATGAATATTTAAGCATTATATAAAATTCGGAAAATCCGAATTTCTAAGGTGGTGAGCAAATGGGAAAATTCAGTAATTTCATTAAACGTGTAACAAGCTCAAAGGGCTTTTCAAGAGTAGAACTTGTTACACAGAATAATAGTAATTTTTTTCTATGGGGCAACAAGGCATATGATTCTGATACAGTGCGAGCGTGTGTCAATGCACAGGCTTTGAGATTTTCAAAATTGCAGTTGAAACATATCAGAGAAATTTACAAAGACTCGGGCAAAGATTTAGTAATCAACCCTGAACCGTATATCAAGTTCTTACTTGAAGAGCCTAACCCTTACACCACTATGGATATGCTTTTGTATAAAACAAGCGTTCAGTTGTCGCTTTCAGGTAATGCATTTTGGCTGATACTTAGAGATGAAAACGGTTTGCCGATTGAATTGTATTTAATTCCTGCGAAGTCAGTTAACGACCTTTACGATGACCAAGGGCACCTGGTGTATGAGTTCATTGTCGGGAACGCTCAGACATTCCGCTTTGATTCGGCGGATGTAATTCATTTGCGTGATGACTACGGAGAACATGAGATTTTTGGCAGCGGAAAATTCAAGGCTCTTGCCCCCCTGCTCGAAATAACTGAAACAACTGACAGGGGCATTATCAACGCTATCCGGAATTCAGGTATTGTGAAATGGCTTCTAAAATACACTTCTGCACTTCGCCCCGAAGATTTGAAAAGCAATGCAAAAAAATTCGCAGAAAATTATCTTGATATAAGCAACAGCTCTGTTGGCGTTGCAGCGGTTGACAGCAAAGTTGATGCTACACAAATTAGTCCAAATGACTATGTGCCAAACGCACTTCAAATGGACAGAACAAAACAAAGAATTCTTGAACTGTTCAACACTAACGAAAAGATAATCACATCAACAGCTAACGAAGATGAGGAAAACGCTTACTTTGATGCTGTTATTTCGCCCAAAATCGTACAACTAAAAAACGAACTTACACGAAAACTTTTCACACGCAGACAGCGAGGTTGTGGAAACTATATAGCAGTCGGTTCGTTTAACTTACAATCAGCAAGTTTAAAAACAAAGCTAAACTTTGCAGGTATGGTTGACCGTGGAGCAATGCTCCCAAACGAATGGCGAGAATCACTTGGACTCGCTCCTGTTCCGGGCGGTGATACTCCGCTTAGAAGATTGGATACAGTTCCGGTTGAAGGAGGTGAAAACAGTGTTGAAGATAATTGACATCAAAGGTCCTATCATCACAAATGATGATAAGTGGATTTACGATTGGTTTGGAATAGATTACTGCTGCCCTGCCGATATTCGTTCACAGCTCGAAGATGCGACAGATGATGATAATGTGCAAGTCGTTATCAATTCGTCAGGAGGTGACATCTTTGCCGCCTCTGAAATTTACGATATGCTTGCCAAAAGCGAGGCTACAATCAAGGTCATTTTTGCCGCCTCGGCTGCTTCGTATATTGCTTGTGCTTGTAGCTCTGAAATCGTACCTACGGGTATGCTAATGATACATAATGTGTCAAGTTATGCCGCAGGCGACTACAACGATATGGCACACGAATCAGGCGTATTGCTCAAAGCGAGCAAAGCCGTAGCGACAGCGTACAGGCTTAAAACAGGTATGACAGAAGACGAACTTATCGGACTTATGGATGATGAAACTTGGCTTACTGCTGACGAAGCAGTCGAAAAAGGTTTTATTGACAAGGTCGCTGAATATTCAAACAGGTCAAAAGAAGTTAAACTTGCAGCAAGTCTTAACGGTCTTATCCCTGACACAATTGTCAAACAGATGAGAAACGAAAAAGCGCAGCTTACAGCAAAAATCGATTTACTTAAACGAAAGGAAGTAGAAAACGAATGAACAAAAAGGAATATCTCGACAAGAGAAATGCTCTTTACGACAAAGCGAAAAAGCTCATTGCAGAGAATAAACTCGCAGAGGCAAAAGAAATTACACAGCAGATTGACAAGCTCGATAGTGACTTTGAAAACTCTGCTGTAAACGAGGCAAACAAAAACGCAGAGGAGGGAATCAAAATGCCTGCACCATTTGAAAATCACAAGGCAAACATTGACCTCACAGGTGAGGGTGAACAGGTAACAGATATGTATTCAAGCGTAGAATACAGAAAAGCGTTTGCTAACTATATTCAGAACGGCGTACCGGTGCCGCAGAAGTTTGCAAATGCAGCGGCACAGACAACATCAGGTACTGCGGCGGCAATTGTACCGACGACAATGTATCAAAAATTGATTGTTGAACTTGAAAAGGTAGGCGAAATTTACGCAAGAGTATTCAAGACAGCTTATCCGACCGCACTTCTTGTCCCTACACAGAATATCAGACCAACAGCAAGCTGGGTTGATGAAGAAAAAGGTTCAGATCAGCAGAAAGTAACAACAGACAAAGTCGTTTTTGCCGGCTATAAACTCGAATGCAAAGTAGCATTTTCACTCTTTATGACAAAAACTGCACTTGATATTTTCGAATCGCAGTTTATTGAACAAATTAAAAGTGCTATTGTAAAAGCTGTCGAAATGGCAATTATTAAAGGCTCCGGCACAGGCTCTCCGACGGGTATTCTGACCTGCACGCCTCCTGCAGGTCAGACTATTGAAATAGCAAAGACAGGTAAACTTACTTATTCAACACTTTGCACAGCCGAGGCGGCTCTTCCTGCCGCATATGATGACGCTGTGTGGCTTATGACAAAAAAGTCATTCTTCTCATTTATGGGCATTACAGACAGCAATGGTCAGCCTGTTGCTCGTATGTCAGAAGGTCTTAATGGTAAGCCGTCGCTTTCGCTCTTCGGTCGTACTGTTATCCCAACGGATGGCTATATGGATTCATATGCAGATACAGTTTCCGCAGACACTACATTTGCAATGATGTTTAATCTTAAGGATTACATCTTTAATGAAGTAATGGGTGTAAGCGTTAAGAAATACGAAGAAGACGAAACGGACAACACTGTTATTAAAGCAGTAATGCTTGCAGACGGTAAGGTCGTCGATACACACAGTCTTGTAAAGCTCGTTAAAAAGAGCGCATAAGGAGTGAAAAACTATGGCTGAAAGCAATTTAATTCAAGAAGTGAAAAAAGCTCTTAGAATTACAACAACAATGTTTGACGATGAAATTTCAGCCGAGATTGATGCGTGCTTTCTTGATATGCGAGGGGCAGGAGTTGACATCGAGCACGAAAACTCCGCCCTTGTAAATCAAGCGGTAAAGTTCTATTGCAGAGCTTATTTTTCGACTGTAGCAGATAGTGACTGGTCAGTTCAGTACGAAAAATTAAGAAATGCGATGGCAGCAAGAGGAGTGCAGAACTATGAATAGTGACACGATTATTGAACTTGTTGAAAAAGTTGAACAGTCTGTTAATGACCTCAACGAGATTATATATGCAGAGAAAAAACGCTCTGTATATGCTATTCAGAAATTCGTGCGTCAATCTGAATTTTTCCAAGCTCAAGCCAATGGATTAAAACCCGAGTGTGTTGTAGTAATTAATGCGTTTGAATACAATAACGAAGAATTCTGTTATCTTGAAGGCAAGAAATTCAAGATATACAGAGCTTTTCAGATTAAGAATTCAGAACGAGTTGAGTTGTATCTTACAGATGTGGTAGGTGAAAATAATGTCACTACCTAAGGCGGTTAAGATAACGAAAAACGGTGTTGAATTTGTAAGCAATGTTGAAAGGCTACAATACACTCTCAAAGAGCTTGAGAGAGCCGCTCTGCGTGATGTCGGCAAGTTGGTATGTAAACGGACAAAGCAGAAAATAAAACGCAGGACGGGGCGCTTAGCGAAAAATACGCAGTATTGGGTACGCTCAAAGCAAAAAATTCCTGACCTTCAGGTAGGATTTAAGCCAGGCGGATTTTACGGCTTGTATCAAGAAATCGGTACAAGCAAAGCTCCAAAAATCGGAGCACTTAGCAACGCAGCGGAAGATAATATCTCTGACATAATTAAAATTGAATCACAATACTTGAGCGGTATCGGCACAGAAGAAGCCGAGAGCTTAATCAAGGAGGGGGATTATCAAGGTGAATAGCATTAAAAAAATGTTAAAAGAAGTGCTGTTTGGTTTTGCCCCTCTTTATTTTTTCAGGCAAGCTGATAGTGGTTTTCCTCGTTTGGTCTACGATGTCAAACAGATATACACAGATGAGCCGTATAACAAGTTTATTGTAACTTGCAATCTATATGACAGAAACACAACGGACGAAATCGACAGCATTGCAGATGAGATAAATGAGCAAATCGGCTTAGCTATCATCGAACATGAAAAAAATTATTACAAATTCTATAAAAGCGACGATAGGCAGTACATAGACGAAACAGATAAGTCTATTAAGAGAATAATGTTCACTCTCGAATTAAGAGAGTACAAACGAAAGGATGAAAAATAATGGGCACAGCAAAAGTAAGAAAAGTAAAGCCTTACTCGGGTTTTACAAGCAAAACACTCGATAATATGCTACTCGACGCAGGTGTATTTTTTGAGAACTATGATGTAAAAACAGATACATATGCGACTGCCAAAGCTGCAGGTAAATGCCTTGGCGTAACTATCAAGGGCGGTGAATTTTCTGCAAAACCGACTATCCGCAACATTGAGTTTGACGGTGTGCATTCGAGAGTTAAAGGCAACACCCTCATTGATAGTTGGGAAACTTATATCAAGGCCACAGTTGCGGAGGTAACTGAGGGCAACATTCGTAAGGCCCTTGGAGCAAGCGAAGTAGATGAAGCAACACTCGCAGGCTATCACGGTATCACAGGAAGAAATTATGTGCTTGATAGCGATTACTGCACGAACATCACCTGGATTGGCTGTCTGCTCGGTAAAGACAAGCCTGTAATCATTCAGATTTTTAATGGTCTGAATGAGGGCGGTCTTACAATGGGTGTTGCGGATAAAGATAACGGCAAGTTTGATGTGCAGTTCTACGGCTACAGCGATGAAACTGCATACGATTCAGAAGATGTTAAACCGCCGTTCGTAATTTGGGAACCGGTTGCAGAGGAGGTATAATCAATGAGAAAATTAGGCTTAAAGGACGCTTTTTCGGTGGCTCGTATTATTAAGTCAGCAGATTTAAAAAATGAAATTGTCGAGTTCGCCAAGAATGTTAAAATTAAGGACAAGAAAAACGCACAGGAAGTCGGTCTTGAGTTTATCATCACTATGATTTCATCACTCTCAAGCAAGGAAGTGGAAAACGAATTCTATTCACTCTATGCTGACATCAGAGGCGATATTACCCCCGAACAGGCAAGTTTGATGGACATTACAGAGGTAATTGCAGACATCAAGCATATTATTGCAGAGAATGATATTCAGAGTTTTTTTACCTCTCTCTCAGCCTCGACATAAACACATATAAGTTAATCTTGCAATACTGCTGTGGAAATCTGACAGTCTTGCAAGATTTGTCATTCGCTGAAATCTTAAAAATCATTGAAAATGAAATCAATGAGAAAAACGAAGAAATGAAATACAAGGCTTTTATTTTAACAAGCCTTGGTCAAATTACGCATTTATCATACAAAGATTTTGTCGATAGTATAGACGACAAAATGCAGTCAACTGCACAGGACGAAGTCAATACAGACGAAATTGAAAAGCGTGTTGAAGAAATGCTCAATCGCTACAAATGGCAGGAGGTGTAGTGCGTGGCAGTCGAAATTTTTAAGCTGTTTGGCTCAATCTTCGTTAATAACGATGAAGCAAACAAATCCATTTCAGAGACAGAGAAGAAAAGCAAGGGTGTTGCTTCAACTCTCGGAAATGGAATCAAAACTGCTGCTAAATGGGGAACTGCTATGGTAGGCGGTGCGGTGGCAGGTGTAGGAGCATTGTCCTCCGTGGCAGAAAGCACGCGAGAATATCGGACGGAAATGGGCAAACTTGACACAGCTTTTACCACAAACAAATTTTCAGCTGCAGACGCAAAGCGAACATATTCCGACCTTTATGCCGTAGTAGGCGACAGCGGACAAGCGACAGAAGCCGCAAATCATCTTTCTCTGCTTTGCAATTCTACAAAAGACTTGCAATCTTGGACAGAAATCTGCACAGGTGTTTACGGTCAGTTTGGTGATTCACTTCCGATTGAAGGTTTAACTGAGGCGGCGAACGAAACCGCAAAAGTCGGACAGGTAACAGGTCCGCTTGCTGATGCTCTTAACTGGATGGGCGTATCTGAGGATGCTTTTAATGAAAAACTTGCTAAATGCTCATCAGAACAAGAAAGACAGCAGTTAATCACATCAACCCTCACGAGCCTGTATTCGGATGCTTCTGCTCAGTATAAAGAAACAAACGGCGATGTAATGGAATCTAACAGGGCACATCAGCAACTATCTGACACTATGGCTCAGATTGGTGCTGTCGCCGAGCCTGTGCTTAATTCGATTATTGGTTTAGGTGGAAAGTTACTCGAACAGTTATCGCCGCTTATCGAAAGTGTAGCTGAGAAGCTTGCCCCTGTGCTCATTAACATCTGCGAAGAGGTTGCCCCGATAATCGTGTCAATGCTTGAACAGATTATGCCATTGATTGAGGAATTGCTTCCGTTTATAGCTCAACTTATGGAACAGTTAGCACCAATAATTGTTCAACTCGTAGAAGCACTATTACCTGTTCTCGTACAAGTAATCAAACAGCTTTTGCCTCCGTTTATGGAAATTCTCAACGCATTAATGCCGTTGTTAGACACTATTTTTCAGCTTGTACAGCCGTTTATCGACTTGATTTTACAGTTAATAGAGCCGTTCGCAGCACTTATTTCAACAGCTATTGCACCGCTCATCACTAAGTTAGCTACACTGCTCAATGACCTTTTACAACCCTTAATTCCTGTTTTTAATGAAGTTGCAAGTGTTCTAAGTGAAACATTTCAACCGATTTTTGAAGAGCTTGCACCAGTTTTTGACCTTGTAGCGCAAGCATTAGACCCGATTTTTGAACTTTTAAGCATGTTACTTGATGCAATTATACCTTGCATCATTCCAATTATAAAAGAGCTCGCAGATGTCTTTAAAAATGTTCTTGGTTCTACATTAAGCGGTGTAAGCGAAATCATCAAAAATATGACAGGATTTTTTCAAGGACTTATTGATTTTATTCAAGGCGTGTTCTCCGGAAATTGGGAGCAAGCGTGGAACGGAATTGTTAAAATGTTCAAAAACATTTTTAACAGTATTCCCGCAGCGGTTGAGTTCATTATTAACGGTGTAATAAAAATGATTAACGGTTTGCTTGACGGAATTAACTGGGCGGTTGAATGGATTGGCTGGGAAATTCCGCACATTCCAGAGGTCACTCTCCCCCGTTTCCGTGCCGGTATCGACTATGTACCGAGCGACAAGTACCTCGCTTATTTGGATGCAGGCGAAGCGGTTTTGACAGCACAAGAGGCTGAACAATATCGTAAAGCTAAGCAAGACGGCTCAAATCCATTTAGGGGCAATAATACAGATGAACAGAAAATAATAAATATTTACAACAGCATAAATATATCAGGTGTAACGGTCAACAGCGATTCTGATATTGACATTTTAGCTGAAAGACTATCAGAGCAACTTGCAGCGGAAATCACAAGCAAAAGGAAGGAGTTTAGCTGATGCACAACTTTTTTTATAATGGCAAATGGCTTAGTCAATTCGGCGGTCGTATAGTTAATGCGCCTTTTCACTCTGTTGCTCAGCGTGATTTTGAGCTTATATCAATCCCGGGGCGAAGTGGTGATATAGTGCAGGACAACAGCCGCTACAAGAATGTTGAGTTTGAACTTCAAATAGCGTTAATGCCGCTGCTTGCTCACACAACGGCTCAATATCTTGCGTATAAAATTATAGACTGGCTGACTGAATTTAACAATTATCAAACATACAAGGACACATATAACAAAGGCTATTATTGCTATGCTGTAGTGACTAACCTTGACACAATTCAGCGTGAGTTACCTTCATGTCTCACAACTACCGTTAAATTCAGTCGTAAGCCGTATTGGTATGCACAGACAGAGCCTATAAGCCTTGTTAGCGGTCAAAAGCTAAATTTACTCAACCCTGAAAGAATGCCGTCAAATCCGCTTTACAAGCTCACGGGTGCGGGTGCTTCTGCAACGCTAACGATAAACGGAGAAACACTATCTATAAAAAATCCAATTAACGCAGATTACACAGTCCTTGACGGTGAAAATATGCAGTATTACTCTGTTAAAAACGGCATTAAATCTTATATCTCACCTCTCTTGCCGCAGCAATTTAAAGCAGGAGAGAATGAGATTATCGCCAATCAGGTTATTGGTTCGCTAACACTTGAGCCAAATTGGAGGCGCTTATGATACCTTTAGTCTACGAAACGACAAGCAGAATATTATCGCTCAACTCAATGCACTACCTCGGCAGGCTTACCGGTTGCACAGAATGTACCGTCGAAGAGTCACGCAACGCAGATTACACACTAAGTGCAAGCGTTGTTAAAAACTCCGAATGTGCCGAAAGTGCTGTTGTACAAAATTATATATACGCAAAGCCAAACCCAACAGACGAAGCACAATTTTTTGAAATCTACGAGGTAGTAGAAAAAAACAATGTGCTTAGTATCAAAGCGAAGCACATCAAACATAACTGCTATAACAACATTCTTGCCGCAGGCGAAACATCAGCACAACTCTATTCACCTGCGGAGGCTTACGAAAATTTGGATGCTCTTTTTGACAACAACTATGTATTTTCGTCAGATATAACTGACAGAAAAAACATCAAGCTCGGCTTTACTCAAGTTTGCACGCTCGGCGATTTTCTTGGCGGAGCAGAAGGCAGCTTACTTGATTTGTTTCACGGTGAATACAAGTGGAATAACTTCAATGTTTCATTTCTAAAAAGCAGAGGCAAAAAAAGAGCATATCGACTTAAATGGGGTGATAACATCTCAAGCTATGAAAAAACACAGTCGAGCGAAACTACAATAAGCCATGTGTGTGCTTATGCTACTGTTTATGATGAATTTTCAAAGCAAGACATACAGATAATTGCTGACCCTTATGAGATTTTTGAACAAAAATCAAAAACAAATAAATTACAAGTATATCCAGTTCCTGACAAGCTTGTCGATGGAATCACAGTAAATTCTTCAACAGGTGACGGATATGAATTTGTCAAAAACACTTGCAGAATAGCAGCAACAGCTTACATAGGAGGAGATAAATTTGGTGAGATCAAGAGCAATATTAAAGTTGATGTAGAAGCGGTCCTTGACGATATGCAACAGTTTAATCTTTGCGATACTGTTACAGTAATCTTAAGCGACAGTATCGCAGCGGAATCTAAAATAGTTAAAACTACATATGATACGCTTAGAGAACGGTATAAACAGCTTGAGCTTGGTTCGTTCAAAACTAAGCTATCTGATTTCGTAAAATGAGGTGAACATAATTGAATGTAAAATACAAACTTAATCTTGATGTATACAAAGACAGAAATTACGAAAGTATAATAGTCGCTCAAAATGACGACAAATCACGCATCATTGAATGTAAGCTATATGCTGATTCACAACCGGTAGCGCTATCTTCAAGCGTTACCGCAGCGTTTAACGCAACTGTGGATAATGTTATCGTCGCTGAAAATGTGCCTTGTATAGTTGCAGGCAATGCGATTAAAATCACTCTTGCGAAATCAATGCTACAGCTCGCAGGTATGATGCGCTGCGAGCTTGTGCTAAGCGAAAATGATACAATCTTGACAACTCAGCATTTCAGCGTTTTTGTGAACAAGTCAGTAATAAATACAAAATCTAAATATGAACCAACAGGCGCAAATTTAGCAACGAAAAATGATGTTAATTTCGCAATTGAAACCGCATCTGCAAAAATGATAGCAAAAGACTCTTTGCTCAACACATCTACAAGCATTAATCTCACATCGCTTGACGACACAGAACAGACAGCAAACGGCGTTACAATTTCAGTCAGCAACAACAAAATAACACTAAGCGGCACATCTACCGCTGCTGTTAATTTTTATCTCAAACTCAAGCGTGCGGTTACTCTTGAACAAAGCAAAGCGTATTGCTTGTCTTTGCAAAACTTTTCAAATATTGAAAACTCAGGCTGTGTATTTTATCCTGCGAATGGACAGACAGCAATTAGTTCATCGTGGCTCTTATCAGAAGTAAGTGCTTTCAAGAATGCAGCGGCTACTTATACAGCGACAGCAAGTGTTAAAGTTGATTCTATCAGAGTTTCAATAGCAGCAAATAGACTTGTTGACAATAGTTGCAATCTTCAACTTGAACAGAACAATAAGCGTACAGCTTATTCTAACCCTGACTTAATAAAGTCTAATATTAAACCTGAGTTGTACCAAGCTCCAGACTACGCTATGCATTATTTGTATGTTTCAAATAATTATGACGAAGATACAGACGGTTTTGGTGTTACAAAGTTCAACTCTATTCTGTCTGCTAATGATAGTATAACAGACAACAACTACCATAATCGCTACACAATCATCGTTGCACAAGGCACATATACCGATATGCAAGACAAGTTTGCAGGAATGTCTGATGTGGGACTTGCAGGTTACAGAGGAATAATGACTAAAGACTATGTTTATTATGAGTCTGAGAATATCTATAACCCCTCTGCAACTATAATCAAATGGGACGGTGCAACAGGCTTTGATAAGTCTACTTTGAAGTCTGAGGATATAATCAAAAAGTGCCCATTCCACCTCGACCTTAATGTTCACACGCATATCAAAGGATTTACCTTTGACTGTAAAAACCTCAGGTATGCCTTACACCTTGAGAGCGGCGGCACAGGTTATGCAACTGAATGGACAGTATCTAATTGTATCTTCAAGTGGGGCGGTCGTGCTGATTGTACGGATTATGCTGGTAAAACTACTGTTCCTGTTTTTGGTTGCGGTCATAGTTTTGGGGAAAATGGTTTAATTGAAAATTGCAAAATCATTGTTGAAAATTGCACGGTTGGTTATCAAAGTCACGAAAATGCAGACAATAGTAGTTTTGGTCTTGCACTTAAAACAGGTGCAAATATTACTATTAGAAATTGTGATTTCGGCGGTACAGAGATACAAGCAAGAACATTAAAGGGTGCATATTCAGATACGCCGAATGTACTTACTGTTGACCGCTGCGTCAATATATCTGAAATTAAGAAATTGTATGCAGCTCCGGCAACGAAATGTGACTGGACAGTTGTTGAAAATCTAAATAAAGGAGAATGATTATGGCAAGGGTAACTTGTGTTGATGTTTCGGAATTTCAGCAGAATATCGACTTCAACAAAATGAAAAATGACGGCATAAAAGCGGTCATTATAAGAGCAGGCTATGGCAGAGAATCAAGTCAGAAGGACGATATGTTTGAAAGCCACTACTACAACGCAAAAACCGCTGGTATGAAAATCGGTGTTTACTGGTACAGCTATGCCGACAGCGTGGACGATGCCGAAAAAGAGGCAAGAGCCTGTCTTGCGTGTATTGGCGGCAAGGCTCTTGATATGCCTGTTTATTATGATATGGAGGACAACTTCCAGACACATCTCAGCAAACCAACTTTGACTGCTATTGCCGAGCATTTTTGCAATACGGTTAAGGCTAACGGCTATAAGGTCGGCGTATATGCCAATCTGAATTGGTTTAACAACTATCTTGATTACGACAAATTAAAGGCAAAGTACAGCATATGGCTTGCTCAGTATAACGATAAAGCAGAACTTGACTGCGACATTTGGCAGAATCATTCAACAGGCAGAGTAAGCGGTTACGGCGGAAATATTGATACCAATATAATCTACAACGAAAATGTTTTTAAAAACATTAAGGTTGAAAAGCCGACATTGACGTACAGAGTTTTTGCTGACGGTCGGTGGTACGATGAAGTTAAAGGTCTTGGTGGTGTTGCAGGACGAAAGAAACAAGCCATTTCAGCACTTGCAGTTAAGGTCAGCAAAGGCGATATAAAATATAGAGTACATCTTCGTGACGGTGATTGGCTTGATTGGGTAGACGGCTATGACATCAACGATAGCAACAACGGTTATGCAGGCATTAAAGGTAAAGTCATTGATGCCGTACAGGTAGAGTTCAGCGGTGTAGGCGATTATAAGGCCACATACAGAGCACGCAAGCAAGGCAAAAATAAATTTATGGCATATCAGCATAATACCGAGCACGATACAGAGCAAGACGGTTACGCAGGTGTTATTGGCACTAAGATTGACGGCTTGCAGATTACGCTTACATGAGGCGGTGTAAAAATGGCAACAGAAATTATTACGGCATTAATCGTGGCCGGCGGAAGCATAATTTGTCAGCTGCTAATAAATGCCTCAAATCGCAAAAAATTAAAGGTTGAAAATGAAAATACTAAGTCGCTCATCGTCTATAGGATAGACCAACTCGAACAAAAACAAGATAAATACAACCACTTGCAAGAGCGAGTATTTAATCTCGAAAAAGATTCAGCTGTAGTAAATGAAGAAATCAGAGTCGCAAATCACAGAATTGCGGACCTTGAGCAAAAATAAGGAGGTAATAATATGAAAAAAACAAATTGGAAATCGTGGGCAAAATGTGCAGGTGTAAGAGCAGTAAAAACCGTTGCTCAAACTGCAATTTCGGTTATCGGCGTGTCTGCGGTGCTAAGTGATGTGAATTGGGTGGCGGTTGCTTCCGCAAGCGTGCTTTCGGGAGTTCTTTCGCTGTTAACGAGTGTTGCAGGTTTACCGGAAGCAGAATAAATAATGCGTTACCGCCGTAATAACGCCCCCATAAAATAATTATTACGGAGGTAAAACAATGAAAAGTTTTATCGGTTGGATAGGCGGAAAAAGTCGTCTAAAAAATCAAATAATATCACTTATACCGACAGACTGTAGCCGTTACATCGAGGTGTGTGGCGGTGCAGGCTGGGTATTGTTTGGCAAAGAAAAAGTCAAGGGTCAGATGGAAGTTTTCAATGATGTTGACGGAGATTTAATCAACTTGTATAAGCAAATCAAATATAATTGCTCTGAATTGCAAGTAGAAATAGATTGGTTACAATCACGAGAATTATTTAATC